CTTGTCGAGCCTCGATTGTAGAGTTGCTTGCGCAACAATTCAGCAAACATTGGATCATTATTATATTTCAAATAGTAAGCATGTTCTGCTTCCAATAATTTGCGATTTACATGTAAATCAAATCGACTGCCATCTATAGAAACAACTCTGCAATCAGGCATGTTGTGCATCTTCCGTAGGATTAGTTTGGCTCGTTTAGTGGGATTCAGGCCCTTTGCAATCACCCGACCGGTACCGTATCTCTTGCCATATAACTTTGTTCGGTAAATCAAGTGTTCTATGGGTTTAAGATACAATGCCAGTTCGGCTGAGTAGTTCGGGTCACGAAATTGAATGGCGCGGGGGTCAGGGTTTTTCTTCGCGATTGGGTCCAGGTTTTCATTTTTCACAAACATTGTGATTCGTCCTGCCCAAAAGGGTAAACCATAGGTGGCATTCTCGTCGAGGGCTCGCTCGTAGCGTAGCCGCTTGTTACCGCTGTAACGAGATAAGAATGTTTCCGCTGTTTCTGGCTCGACGTCAAGTTGTCGGAGGTCCATGACTATTTGTCTAGCCATTTTCTCTCCGGCAACCGTCATGTCCGGCACAGTTTTAAGTACTCGGTTAACTATCGCTGCCTTCTCATTATGAAGGGATGTAACCGCGTGACGTAGTGGTGGTTGAATTATATGGGCACCTATCAAATTGAACGGAGGTCCCATATGTATTGTACTGGGTTCACACTTAGTGCTGATCCCCCAATAATTTGGTTCTCGAGTGAGCTTCCCTTTTAGGTCTTGCGCTAGCGTGATAGTGTCACCTACGCAGATATCGGGAACCTCGAGAGGATATTCCTATTTGAGAGGAATAAAATTGCCCCCAGGAGTATAGCCTTCCTGGTACATCTGGTTAACCATGGCCTGATGTGTGGCGACCTCACTGTCGTCTAGTGCACTTATCCTCGATAAGTCCGCGAGAGGGAGTTCATCAACTGCATTAATAATGCGTGTAGCTACGTCGATGATTTGTAGCTCGGTCGCACCCACCATGGCCTTTCTCAACTTCTCAAGCAATTTAGTTTTTGCACTCAAATAGTGTGATCGAGTGCGGGGAATACACCACAAAATGGTGTGTCCAATAGCGAGGAGCTCAGCCGGTAACTGAATGTGGGTGTCCGCTGCCTGCTCGCGGATGGCACAAGACAGGCATCGTTGGGAAGTTGTTGCACGGAACATTGCTGTGGCCCGACGCCTGCCCACGAACATTGCGACAACTCGTCGGTGGTGTCGCAGTGTGCGTAACCATGCCCGCCAAAAGAACAGGGGGACGTGGATCCACACAAGGGACAACGCAAGATTTAACCATAGGAGTCCTGTAAACCAATTAAAAATTGGGTACAAATAGATTGAGCTCAACACGGAAACCATGGTGATGACACTTGCCAGAAACAGAACTTCAAAATCGGGAGACATGAAGTCAGATAGTTCGGGCAAGCATCCACACGGTAAATGGTATGGTGTTGGTTCAACGATGGGATCCTTAGGTACAATCGCAGTATTTGGAGTTGGCGTGTTTATGGGTGGGCTGGCAGGCGTGGACCACTGTCCATCACCTGCGACAGCGAAGTGGGGGTGTTTATTAACACGTGTTCCCTCAACACGTTTGAATGCAGTTGTGCTGCATTCTGTAGGAGGTCGCGATTCCTCGGTGAACCTTGCAGGCGGGTTGATGACGCGCACTTCCTGACGCTCACCACGAGCACACTCGCGTGCCCGCTGCATTTCTTTCTCCGCCACCCTCTCGCGATACTGGCTAGATTTGCATATCTTGCAATATGCCCATAGATTATCGTGCTTACACAGATATCCCGATTCGCGGTAACTACTGTTATCGCGAAACTGTTCTATGCAAGCCCGACACCTAGTGACATCATTGCCATGTCTGCAAACATGCCATTGGTGGTTGGAGTTTGGACTTGGAGACCTAGACGATGGTGGGCTGGTCTCCGGGCTAGAAGGTTGCTTGTGATAACGGGTCTTCTCCCCCTTCTTACGAGGATTAGATCCGGCTGTTGTTACCCCGGGAGCTCCGGTGGGTTG